TCTGTTTATCAGACAACTGATGTGGTGAGATTTGATTTGATGATGTTCACTTCAATCTTGTCACCAACGCTGGAGACTCTTACTCCAACGCGGGCTTTGATGAGACCAGTTGCAAGCTGGCTCACTGGATTGAGCGATGAATCACATTTGACCGTGTAACCGAAGTCAATTCTTCTTCCGTTTGCATCAAATGCTTCGTAGAGAGCGCCAGAAATTCTTGCGGCTTCCAGAACTGCAATCAGTTTTGCTTCAACAGAAGCGAACGAGTTGTTACGTCCGTCAATTGTCGAGAATACCACAGACTCAAGAGTGCGATTGCTATCGGTAACAATTCCGTTGACGATGTCTTGTGCTGTGATGTAACGATAGTTAGTTGTGTCAGCCGAGAGTGAACGAGCGCCGTAGATGCGAACCGTGTTCTGAATTACACGAATTGCATTCACACCTTCGTCATCAAGCAAGTCACCATTTGTCTTGTTAATGTCAGCAACTACACCGTTAACGAATACTGCTTGCGAGAGCAAACCAGCATAAGGAACATGTGCACCAGCAGTGTTGTGTGCTGCTGAACGCTTACCAGCAATATATCCATCTGGTGGAATCAAACGGTTGATACCAGCAACTTGTGTTGGGACATAAACCCATGGGTAGTAGAGAGCTGCATGCTCAGTGTTCTCAAGACCGCCTGAGATGTTTTGAGCCATTGCAATGATTTCTGCTTGTGTGTCATCTGACAAACCGTGCAAGATTGCAATTCTGTTGTAATCATTTGCATGAGCAACAAGGGCTTCGTAAACAGTTGACGATGCATTTTCTGGGCACGATACTGCACCAGTTCCAAGCGCGTCATTGAACAAGTCAAGTCCATCTACGTAGTCGGATGCTACAACGGATGCTCTGTCGTCATCTCCAGCAGAGAATGCTGAGTTGGCGACATATGGAGTTGGCAACGAAGTCGTTGTACCAACAGTTGCGGTTACATACTTGCTTGCAACTGGGTGCGAGTTGATTTTTCCTACTGCAATTTCATTTGAAGCGCAGTTAAAGGTGCTCATCAACAATTCTGTTCCGAGGTACAGCTTGACAACAAATGTGTCGTTTGCAGTTCCAGCAGTTGTGGTCACCTTCAAGTCGCTACTCCAAGCGCCTGGACCATTTGCTTCAAGAGCGATTGCAACGCTACCGCTGCTCGTGATGTTCTTTACACCAGTTGTTGCTGCTGAACCAGCCACACGTGCGATGTAGCACTGTGTGCCACCTTCTTCAAAGAATGTTTCGACTGTTGGGTGAAGATATGCATAAGAAACATATCCACCATAAATGTCTTCAAATTCCTCAATGCTTGAAACCTTGAGGGCAGCGTCGGTTGGGCCGCGGTCGGCAAGACCAACGAAGAAAGCCTGCGACGATTCACGGACTGTTGGGCTTGAAGGACCAGTTCGTACTGCTGTTGAAATCACTACACCGGGCATGAGACCTCACTAATTGTTTGTTTCAGGCAAAACTCTGCCTCTTGTTCATACGATTGTACCCAAGATTGATGGTTTATTAATGCAACTTCTAAAAATCATCTTATTAATGATTACGGATTAATTGAGATTGATGCAGATGGCGAAATCGGGTTTTGCTTAACGTCCAAGTCAATTGTGTTGATTGTTCCAAGTGTCTCACGAGCCACAACTTCATCAATGGTTAGGTCGTAGCCAATAAATGAACCAGCAAGCACTCTGTCGCCTTTGAGAAGGGTTAGGTCAGAGAATTCTTCACGGATGGTTGTTTCGTCAATACGAGCCATCCAAGACTCCCGAGGGTCTGTTGCCTTCATGCATGGATGGTCAAGAAGGGCGGAACGGACAACCACGGTTAATCTGTCTCTCATTGTCGTGCATTCTTCAGAGTATTCAGTTCTAACCCATACATAGGTGCGCATTGAATAGGTAACCCTGTAGATGGGGTCATGTTCGTCAAAGTCAATTCGCTCAAACCTATTTGTTGACATGACCACAGTGATGATGGTCGGCCAGTCGTCAAGGGCTATTGGCTCATACGAGAGATACTTAACCGGTGTTGGCAGGGTTATGTCGTCAGTTCCCCAGCCATTCCTGTATGAAACAAGCCTGACGGGCAGGTCTCTCTCAAGATAATTGGTGACGTACTGCTTTGCATACTGGGGTCCGTGCATCAAGTCCATCATGGGTTAGTCACATTCCCAACTTTTCCATGAGCCTGATAATTTGCAGCAATTTGAGCCAGCCTCTTAGCAAACATTGGAGGCTCAAATACGAGTTTTCTTGCAGCCATATTCGTGGTTCCGTATTGGTGGAATTTGGCATACTCAATGTTTGTACCAAACTCTGCTTCATTTCCACTGATTTTATTCGCAGGGCCTTTAAGGCTGGTCAAACTCCTAAACAATTTTCCAGTCCTTACCATTGGGGTTGTTCCCGGATAGTGCATTGCCTTCCATTGAAGGGTTGAGGCATGCAGGGCATTCCACGGACTTCCAGAAGGTACGCCGTTCTGGGTGAAGTTTGCAGAGTTCCAAGCCTCTAGACCAGAGCGAGCCTCTCTGAAGACTGGGGCAAAGTCTTTTCCTCGCCTCTTCATGTCCACCATCCGTTTGATGGCTTTTTTGGCATCCACTTTGATGTGGATATATGTAGACCTAGCCATTATGCAATCCGGTGTCTCTTAAAGCTCTTGAGAGCTCTCAATTCTGAATCCAAGAAACCAGTTTGCAATGGAGCCACGTTTCTTGTTTCTAAGTCCTTGACACCAACAACATCGTCGTGCATGTTTTGCATTTCTCTAGTGGCAGCACGAAGAATCATCAATTTAAATACGTGACTGTGACTACTGGGGAGTTTCTGAAATAGACAGTTTGCGGTGGCTCAAGATAGGTTGTTCTGTCAACTGGTGAACCATAGAAAGAAGAACTGAATGGATTTGCATTATTAAAAAATGAATCCATCGGAATACCAGTATCAATGTTGGCATAGGTGTATTCCTCGTTAAAGGTGCCTACTTCAATTGGTCGCCCAAGATAAGCTTCAAGTTCACTCTGAAGTCCTTCAAGAACCAACTCTGCTGCATCTTGTTGACGATTTGTCAAACTGATATCCATATAGGACCTCAGTTCGGCTAAGGAAACCAAAGCCATGGGGTCTCCTTTGTTTATCTACCTAGTGTTTCCGTGATTCCACGGCGAAGGTCGCCACGACGACCACGTGCTTTGCCGCGTGGAGTTCTAAAGTCACGAACTGCATCACGAAGTCTTCCCCGACCCACAAGCCCTAATGCACGACCAATACGGCGTGTAAGGCTCATTCCCTCTGTGCGACGAGTAGGGGTGATTCCTTCCTCTCCGCCAATTACAGGTGTAGGCATGTGCATTCTCCAAACCGTGAATATTTACAATTCAGATTTTAGCACTATTAAATACTCTTGGAACTATCTATCTGGATTTGGTGGTCTTTCGATAGCTACGGGCTTTTCTTCCCCAGCAGGAACCTCAATGGGAACCCAAGCACGAGAATATGTATGTTGTGGAATTTTCCTCATTTTTATGAGTGTTCCGTCCAAAAGAAGTTCTAGTTCATCCATTTTCATTGAAAGCAAACGGGAAAAGTCTTTCGTTCCATAAGCCTTTGACAAGGAAAGTTTTCTAATAATATTTGACACCCTCCGAACCTGCAATGTTCCTCGACCACGGTTCATCTGCAAGTGCATCATCATTGCTTCGGCGGAATTGCAATCAACATAATGAACTGGAATCAAGCCACCAATTTTTTCCTTTATATGTGGATTTCTGGTGGCTAATAGAAAGCGCTGGTTCCCATCAATAATCTCATTATTTGATTTTCGCACAAGAATCGGTTGAACAAACCCGTATTCAGTTAATGAGATGGCCAATGTTAGTAAGTCTGGTCTCAGTATGTATGTTGCCGCCCACTCAGAAATCTTGAGTTCATCAACATTTACCATTTCAACTTTCATCTAAAACAACCTCTACTATTTCAGTGCTGCGTACAGCATGTGCTTTTGTTCCTGGACCAATCGGTGATGCTGATGTCACATTTATTTCGTTTAACAATAAATTGCGAATCAGCCAGTTGATTGGGTATGAGTGTGGGTCTTGAATATGTTTGTTTCTAAACTGAGCGACAAATGCTCTTGCTCTTCGTTGCATAGATGGGCCGAGCATGAATTCATCAATGAATTTTCCTGCACCGTCAAATCCATCTTTGGAATAAAGTTCAATTAAAGCCTCAACATCAAAGTCTGGCCACATTCTCCTCTGTGAGTCAATTCGAGGATAAACCTCAACAAGCCTGTCGTAAAACTCTGGCTCCGTAGCAATCACGTCGCCAATTCTTCTGATTGCCACTGAGTGTAAGGGAATTCCAACCCTTGTATTGCTTCCAGTCATTGCTGCAATGTCGTAGTAAGGGCAATACTCGGCACCATGCTCTTCGGTTATGAACTTGAGAACATCGTCCATTTGCCAGTCGTAAATAATTTTTGCAAACTTGAGCGGGATACCTTTTTTCATTTTGTATGGAGACACGATGTAGTTCTCATGCAGTTTCTGCACACATGAGCGATAACGAATCATTGATTCATTTGCTCTCACTCCGGTTATGAATGCAACACGACCAGGCTTTCCCTGCATCGTGTAGTAGTCAACTGACTCTGGTAGTGGCTTTTCGTGTGTCAAACCAAAATGAGTTGCATTGATTGCAAACTCTGGCATTGGTCTTACCCATTCGCCTAGGTCTTTTCTTCGTTGACTCCAAAGAATCGCTGATTCTCGTCTGCCAAGAATCCAAACTTCAGCGCCATATGGAAGGCAATACCACTCCATATCAACCCAGTCGTAGTCTCTGATTTTCATTACATAGTCAACAACAAGGGGGCTGACCATTTCTTCGTCACGGAAAATTACTTTTACAGGACCCAGACCACGTTCTTCATGTATTTCCTTAGCCAAGTACAGAACAGCAGTTGAGTCTTTGCCACCAGAGAACTGAACGCATACTGTGTCAAATGTGTCGTATACGTGTCGGATGCGGGCACGAGCAGCATCCACACAACTCATATCAAGAAATAGGCGTTGTCGTGTCAAATTCGTGACTCTAGTTCGTTAATGCGATTGACAAGTTCATTTATAAAGTCGGATGTAAGAATGTCACCAGCCTGCTTAGTTGGGATTGGCTCTTTTCTCTGTCTTGTTAGGTCAACGACTGCTTTCGTTGCAATCAATGATAAGAGTCAACCTCGGATATTTCCAGTATTTCAATCATGTTTTGGTCGCTAAGTTTGGACAATTCACTCATAAAACCAGACTCTTCAAAATGGTCACTCTTTACGCTAAACACTGCATATGAATTATTCATAAGTGATTTAATAATATTTGTTAAATGTCTAGGCTTAAGATGACCTGTTGTAAAAGTCCCAGAACTAACCATGAAATTGTATTGATTTTCAGGAATTGCATCTTCGGTTGTTAAGTCAAGTCGGTGAAGCAAACCGTAATGCCGTTTTCCGTCCACCTGTTTCTTGCAATAAGCATGGATAATCATTTTCGGTGATATGTCTACACCGTGAATGGAAAGACCATCTTTCAATGCATTGAGTTCAACCCCCAATATTCCAGTGCCACAACCAATGTCAATTATCTTCTCGTTACCGTCAATGAATTGAAGAGCCGTTTCCGCAACCAGTCGGGGAAGTATGTATCCAACCGAACTCGCATATTCGTCATAGCCGTCAGCTGAGTCGTCGTAGTACATGGACAGTTCCTTGCTGTCTTTATACGAGTAGGCAGTACTTATTGAATAGTCGTCTGGAGTTTTCATAGAACCTAGTAACTGTGTACGAACTGAGCGAATTCCTCTTCTGAATCTCCAAGGTTCTCAAACTCAATAGTTCCCATCTCCTCAAACTTCTTTCTCAGCCACCCGCCATTCCTATCAAGCAATCCGAGCTTGCTTACATTGGGAACTATCTTTGCGGCCAGCATTTTACGAATCCATGCCTGTGCCGGGTCTTTCAAAAGATATGGAGCAATGTCTTTGGTCTTTACGCCCATCTTTTCGTACACTTCTTGCTGAAGCATACGCTCTCCAAGTTTTACGCTTGCTTCATAGGCGAATTGCTGACGTTCCATGATTTCAGAATCACTCATCTCTGCATAAATTTCTTTGAGAGACAAAACGCCAAAAGATATGTGGCGAGCTTCATCAGCCATCACATTTCGGAGTAGTTGCTT